TTACCAGCAGCAGCAGCAACGATATCAAAGACACCACTATCGCTTTCAGTAATTCCATTCACGCTTTCACAATCGAAAACTTGAACCACATAATTCAATCCCGCACCCAGCATGATACGTTCTAGCAGGGCAGCGAAGCTCTGTTCAGCGTCACTGGGATTATCGAGAGCAGGTACACCATAGGTGCGCAGTTGCTCGATACTTGGACCAGGTCTTGAAGCTTTAACAAGTTTCATTTTTCTTACTCCTTTTTACATTTTCATTTATGTTTTATTATTAAAACTAAAAACAAGCGCAGGGTGAGTTTTAAGTCACCCCACGCAATTAATAAAACTCAACCAGAAGTTAAGTTGTAACCGATACCTACAGAAGCTTCATCAGACCCAGGAACATTAACACGTTCAAAGTCATTTCTGCGAGAGGCAACAGCGACATTTTGGAGAGACTCGATATCACGAGCAGTTTCCATCTTCATGCCACCAGCTTTGTCACCAGTCCAGTGAGCTTTCGTATTGGCTAACAATATCTCAGTTTTGGTCATCGTGGTACCATCATAAACACCAGAGGCATTCAAGTCTTGACGAATAAACTCAGACACGACAACAGGAGCGCCATCAAACATAGCTAGTGTACCAGCCTTGGCTGTAAATCCTGGACCCCACTTGTCCATTGTTAAAACTTCAGTCAGGCCTAACATCTGAACATATCCAGAGATTCCAGTCAACCAAGCAAGGTCAGAAGGATTAACACCGAAGCGACCCATTGCTTTGCGAATAGCACGCAGGTTGGCAGTACTCAGAGTTGAGATATTTACAGCAGCTTCTCCAGCAGAGTTTCCTGAGAAGTAGCGCAGACCATAATAGGATTTGTTAACATCAGTTCCAGCAGTGACATCTGAATCCATATGAGTCGAATCAATATCGCCATTCAGGATAGCAGTTTCAGCTGCATCGCTGATAGCTTGGATAAGCTCTTCACGGACTAGAGGAAACATAGCAATTGCAGAGTCCTCAGTGATATCATCGGACCACAGCATGCGAAGAGCATGGGTGATCATACTGAAGGAAGCTTTGCCAGTAGGAGGTGTAGCAGTTCCTACCTTAGAAGGGCTATCAGTAGTTGGCTCACCTGTCAGATAAGCAGCTTGACGAGCACCACGCTTTGGAACGTCCATTGTACCAACGCCCATAGGCACTGTCAGGTTAGGAAACAACCCAGCAACTCTCAAGGCTAAACGAATGTCATCAATCAACTGATTTGATAATTGAGTCGGAACAAATTCAGCTCCAGTACCAACGCCAGTCGTTGATAAAGCTTTCTGGTGTTCTGGCCAGTTATCAAGAGCACGTTTCAGATGTGGCTTCTCTGCTAGCTCGTAGCTGAAAAGCTTATAAGAATCGATGCCAGTTACAGTGTTGTAATAAGAGGTGGGCTCACCCTTCATAGCTGAGTTTAAACTCTTAAACATAGCATACAGATACAGAGCGTCATTCATATTGGCTACATCTTTTGCAACCTCATAAGACTCGCCATTGCGATGCCATCCTTTGGCACGTGTCCATTCGGTCTGAGACCGATACAGCGCACGTGTTACTGGATCAGAATAACCATGGAGCTGATAAATCTTGGGCTCTTTTAATACTACGTCAAAAACACTTCGTGTTTGCTCTTCCTGAGCAGCCCGAATTTCAGCCAGACCCACTTCAACATTTTCCAGCGCAGTCTTGTTAGAAGTTAGAACTTCTTCCAGATCAGTTTCGATCTTGACTTGTCGCTCTTGCATACCACCGACAGAATCCTGCACGGCTTGTAGAGCTGTCTGACCTTCCTTGCTTATCGCAATGATTTGTTCAGCTTGCTCTTTGGTGATTTCACTCATGTGTAATTTCCTTTCTGAGTTTTATCAGGTTTGTTTTATCACCGATCATGAATTGACAGAAGCGACAATTTGTTCACTGGTTTGCTTCATCAACTTCAATGTTTCCATTAATTCATCAGCAGTCTCATAAGACATCACGACAACTGGTGCTTCTTCTTCTTCTTCTGGAGGAGGATTATCAACCTTGAGTTGATCTTCAAGGCTTATAACTCTCCCACGTAATTCTTTCAATGTATCTATAACATAAGGGTCAGAACCTATGTCTTTGGCATAGTCTAGATCGTCATCATCAAAAGCATAAAACCTTTCAATCAGCTGATCCATTTCGCCCATAGACTCTTCCCCAAATTGTTCCTTGATAGCTCCACGCAATTCATTAAACTCTCTTTTGGCTAGAGAGGAAACGAGAGCAGGGATAACAACCCCACTAAACTCCATCAGCTCCCACTTGGTAAAGGTTACACCAGTCTGTCCCTTGATTGGCTTCTCTTTTGATATCTCTAGAGCTTTAAAACCTATCGAGCCAGCGTTCAAGAATCCTTTGCGATACTTCCCAGCCAGCATTGTAGCGAAGACATCAGAACCATCTTCATCAAAAAGGATAGGAGCATCAAAAGCTTTCTTTGTAATCTTCGCACCCTCCAGAAGAGTTTTGCCAATAGGCAACTTGCCTCTGAATAGATCGTATCCATGCTGGAATAAAACTATGGGGTTGGTTGCGTAGTTATCTAGAAACACTCCATCAGGGATAACCACCTCACCATATCGGTCAACCTTCTTCTCAGTCAATCGAAACATAATGGGGTCACCGACTTCGCCAGCCTTCTCTATAACTTGGGACATACCAATCTTAGGTATCAGATCACCAGCTTTGTATTCATGCATTGTTAAAACTCCTTCTTTGCCCTGATAGGGATTTCAAAACAGCGTTCATTAACAGAGCTTGGAAAGTCTAGACTGTATCCATCGGCATAGCCGTGGTCACCCCAACTCTCCTTCCCATCTGCTTTAATAGTTTTGCCTTCGAGAGCACTATGAGAATCACGCACAGCTCCATCTCTCTGAGTTGACCACATCTTCTTGTTAACCTTCTTCGACTTAACCATGACGTGAGATCGGCTCGCATTAGCAGCCCCCACCATTTCTGTCCTAGCTATTCGGACAGCTCTCATGGCAGCGTTGTTGGTATAATACTTTTGAATTTTATCAGCAAGCGTGGCGACAGTCCAGCCATCAGATAAGCCTTGGGCCACTAGAGCGTTCACCCTGAGCTGAGTCGTTTCGTTTACAACAGTAGCATACTCAGTAGCTCGTTGCGCAATAAACGCTTTTGAGATCGCATCTATGACATAGACTTCTCCCAACTCCTTAGACATACTGATGCCAGCTAGCCTTACAGCCTCAGCTATATGGGGCTGGCCACTCTTCTTAAACTCCTTCACCCAATAGGCGAAATTAAAACTTGCACCTTCGACTGAATATTTCAAATCGACTTTAAGCTCATCATCATATACAGGCTCATCGAGCTTCTTAAAACTCAGCCCAACATCCTTACAGAATCCCTCAAGGGTCAATAGTTTATTCGAGTTTACATTCGCCAGCACTTCCTTCTCCTGACGCTCAAATAGTTTGTTAAGAGTTTTCTCAAACTTCTTACCCTCCTTGATAGCTATCTGCATAATCACGCCATGCGCATTTGCCTTAGCAATCCTGAGCTTCATATCCTTGTCCTGCTGGCCGATAGCCTTTTGACTTCGCTCAAGCCAGCCATCCAGACCTTCCCACTTGTCCAGCCCTTCCTTCATTCGCTCTAGAGCTTTATCAGGATCATCACCACCGACATCCGAAGCGTCAGCCCCAGCGTCAGCTATTGGGACTACATTCAACGGCACATAGTAGCTATCCATGCCAGCTTCGGTTGATGGGTCATCACCTAAGACCTTTGTAATGAAGTCATTAGGAGTAACACCGCCCATACCAAATCCAGTTTTAAGTATCGTGGACAACTTCTCCTTATCAGCTTGAAGTTCCTTAACATCGCTCATATCGAAACGAAAGCGAATATCAGTTTGGCTTGAGATTCTAGGAAGCAGTTGTTCAGTGAATATTTGATTCAACTTTTCTGTCCAGCTATTGATGGTAACAGTCCAGAAAGTTTTAATTTGAGTTTCAGCGTTTGATAAAACAGAAGCTTCTTTATATTGTCCCATTAAGATCGGAGGAACACCAAAGACTTCTCGCACCACATCCTTACTCCACTGGCGTTGTTCGAGATATTGCATGTCTGTATTCGATAAGCTTATTTGAGTCCAGTCCATCCCGTGAGACAGAAGCATAGGCCGACCAGTATTTGTTTTGCCGAAGTACTGCTCAGCGATATGTGTCTTGAGTCTCTTCCAAACCTTATCATCCATCTTCTGATCAGTTTTAAAAACACCAGAAGGTCTTGCCCCAAGCTTAAACATAACTTGCTGAGCTTCCACAGAATCAATATCGACTATGATATCAGAAGCAGCAGCAGACAGAGGAGACAGCCCACGCACTGGATTAAGAGGGTTGAAAGTTTTAAGGAAGAACATATCATCAGCATCTATTCGGACTCGCTTGCCTGAAGCTATGAACTCATAGTATCCAACTTCAAAGTCGTTGATTGGAAACACTTCGATAAAACTGGGGCTGATAGGATACATTTGTTCGATGATCCCACCAGCCGTGTTCTTCAACAACCAAGGAGACTCTCCAGTTGAGAGTAGGTACACCAGAGCAGCTTCCCAGAAGTCGTATCTGGTTTGGAACTCATTATATGTTTTAAAGATTTGGAACTCAGGATTGTCTGAAACGTCTTGATACTCATCGCCAACTTTGCGCTCGATTATAACAGGCAACCCAGCGATAGCTAGAGCGATAACATTAATGGCCTTGTACACATAACTGACAGTTTGATAAGTCTCTTGATAATCTGTCGTATGCTCTGGTGGCTTAACACCCTGACCGCCAAAGCTTGTTTGCTGCTGATATCGAGCTAGGTCATCCACCTGTCTAATTAAAAGTGGCAGATTGTTAGCGTGACGAATGGCATCAAATAAATCCATAAAGATTCACCCCAATATATAATAGGCTTAATAAGATAAATAATACAGGAAATGTATTGCCGTGAGTGATAAGAAGCTTTGTAGCAAATGGCAGTTTTGTAAATGTACCCTTGTCAACCTTCGTTGTTAGTGAGAAGTAGTACGACCCAAAGCCGAATGCTAAGTATATCATCACCCATAAAATAGATAGAAACTCCATGTTATTAAAACTCCTTCAGTGGTCCTTCTTTGTTTTGCTTTAAGATTTATTTGCTGCTATAAATATTGAACTTATGACGCTTTTGTTTCAAAAACTTAATTTCTGAACAGTTTATATTCCATCAACTCTCGGCATTAACATATCCTCATAGAAATAACCGAACACTGTTTGTACATATGCGTCCGCATGGTCAGGGCTGTTGCCTCTATTGCGTGCCTTGTAGTCTCCTTTCGGCTCGATAAACCACACCTGTGGCTCTTTGAGTTTTAATTGAAAGAAGTATTTGCGATCTTTGAGTTCATTCTCTAGCTCACGGCACTTCTCTGTTAAGATTATCGGCCATTCATCTACAAGCTCTGATAAGGCTAGGCTGGTTCTATACCAAGCCTCAGATATGTTATTCATTATTGTTATCTCTTCACGCTCATCTACTCCTTCAGATTTGTTCCCTGCCTTGAAGGGCATAACATTAATAAACTCGCAACCATCTGCTTCGCTGATAAAACTAGCAACGTGGCTTCCTTCACCTATCGCATCTGGGAATAAACTGATTGAGATGTCTGGTGGCTCTTGGTCCTTCTTCCCAAGCTCTTTGTAGAACTTCTTGTTTTGTTTATCAGCCCACCTCTTATCCTTCTGAAGCTTTGCTATGACCTTCGCTAGACTCGTTGTATGTTTAGCGTTCCACTGATCCATCTTCTCGATAATCATTATTGGTCGGGGCTCAATTTCCTTCTCATCGTCAGTCTCATAATTGTAGCGACTATCTCCAACCAAAGCTCTATACATAACATTGGTGTCAGAACCTTCTCCAGCGACATCCCAGCCATATACGATCTTCTGTATGACTCCTATCTTGTATGACTCCTTTTTGTATCGCTTAAAGCTTAACTGTAGACCTTCATAATTGATAGCAGCTTCCTCATCTTGTAAAGGCCAGTCACCATCCAAACGAGCTTTAACAACTGGGTGGTTCCTTCCATACTTCTTGATAAGCTTCCTAGCACCCTCTGGAGTCACTAACTCGTTGAATGCTTTCGGGTTTGCTTTATACTCTGGGCTGTCGAATAAGTCCCAGCATGATATTGTTATTAAGTTCCCACCATGGTCCTGTTCCATTTGATAAACTTCGCTGCCCACTGTCGTTGTAGGATTGTATGTACATAGGAGTCTCGAACCTTCATCCAATAGACTTCCTTCAATAGCTCTAAAGATAGCTGGTGGGGTTGTTATAGCTTCGTCAATTATGAATAGAGTATGCTGCCCGTGGTGTCCTTGGAACGCTGTTGCCTCTTCTCCTTCGATCTTAGGATTCAGCCCAATAGCGAACCACTCTGGATACTTCTCTGGGTCTGGCTGGAAGTCTACCATATTGATATGCGCAAAACCGAAACGATCAGCCACGTGTTTGTATAACTCTCTTATGCGAGTCCATAACATAAACTGAGTGGAGTTGAAATTCTTAGCCGTTGTTATAACTTTTGTCTTGGTGTTCTCTCCATCAGGTCGGTATATGTAGAGCCAATACCAGACTATAACAGCAATTGCGAAAGTCTTGCCGACACTATTACAACTCCTGACTAGAGTTATCTTGTTCAGCAAAACTGATACTATCATCTCAGCTTGCTTGTACCACCAGACCTTAGTAAACAAACCAAAAAACTTCTCTGGGTGTTTGAGATACTCTTCATGATCAATATTATGTTTTAACATCCCAGCGATAGTACCAACCAATTGATTAGCAGTCTGGGGCAACTCTTCGTATCTGCTCTTGCGATGTCTAGCCATGATTACTTCTTCGGCCTTTCCAGCCATTGGAATGCGCAGGTTGTACAAGTCCTTAACATAACATCTTGCTCAAGGTCAAAATAGTTTCCTAAGTTTAGTTGAATGCGATCACCTATGGGGTGGAATTGAGTTAATACATAGTCAACAGCATACGATCTTTTACAGCTATCGCAAAGATGCGACTCTGGCGAAGCTCCACACCTCTTACATTTCGATTGTTTATTGTAGATTGGTAGTGGCATATTAGGTCAGCAGCCTTTCATTTTCCATACTCGCTAGTGACTCAAACTCATAAATAATCTGGGCCATCAAAACTGGGTCGGTGATTAATCTGTTTAAGACTTCGACAATCTTCTGTAGTACGTCTATGTTTTGTATTATTTGTCGCTGGATTGCCTTGCCTTCTAGTCGGTCAGTCAGGTAGTCTCGTGCCTGTGGGTCTCCTTCCTTCGCTTGCTCAAAAGCTTTAAGGATAACAGCGTACATATTCACCTGTTGAGTCTTATCATCTCCCATCAAACTTACTTCTCGAATGATAGCTTGTATGCTCTTCGGCTTGTCTGTTAATAGAGAGGAGTTGAGCTCAGTCACGCTACCATCTCTGTCCGTTATCCTGACGACAGTTTTGCCTTCCTTCTTGATCTTGACTATGGTGGACTGGTCGCTTTTATTTTTGGTGGTAGTTTTCTTGCGCTTCGGCACTACTTTTCGTGGGTCATTCCTATGCATTTTTCATCCTTCGGCTTAAATGATAAAACACCATATCTCTCAATACAGTGTCTACTTATGTCAAGTAAACTACCTCCAAAACCATATCCACTCAAAGGATTATCTCACCTACAAAACCATAATAAAGCCTATCATATAAACTCATCAAAAACTTACTTTTCATCAACTTTCTCTTTTCCTTCCTTAAATAAAAAATTTCGCTCCAGTAAAAACATTTTGTGCATCAAAAGCTCCAAACTCAAGGTCTCACGGATACGAGTTGTTCAACAATATCGAGTCCACACGATTTTTTTTTTTTATCTGCATAAGTCTAATATTTTCAACCTCAGAGTGTAAGTAATCGCTGAGTGTAAGTCCTATTTTTCAAAAGAGTCGTTTCCATAAAACTCCTTTTTATCAGAATCCCAGCACCGAATATCGCTGAAACAGATGCTTATTTCACTGTTTTAAAAAGGCCAATATATTTTTATCACTCCCAATCGCTTACATCTATCAAATAAGCCGAAAACCATAAAAGCTCTAAAATTCGATTTTACGGCAAAAAAATAAAGCCCCATACTAGATGAGGCTTTATAGATCGAACAGCCTAGAAACAGCTGCTATGGCTTTTATTTAGTGACTAGCGAGCTTGCCCTGCTCTATTCTCCACCCTCCTCTCCTTCGACTAACAAAACCTCATTCTCAGCCATCACCAAATAGGGTGTACCTTGTACCACGCTACCACTATACATTCCATACCAGATAACATCGCCAATTACCAGCTCTTCATCTTGGCATTTCCTACCCAGAGCAACCACTGTTCCTCTTTTTGGCTTTCGACCTTCTTGGGCTGAGTCTGGTATAATGATACCACTCGCTGTTTTCGCTTCGGCTA